CAGTTCCTTCAGGACATACTTTAGGTACTTTATCAAGTTTTTTTTTAACAGGTTTATCTATTTTGGGGCTATTGCATCTATTTGTTAGAGGATTATACACAGTTTTTTCAGGGCATTTTTTTTTAGATATTTCAGGTTTGCTCAATTGTATGAAAGGTATTTTATTTATACTTTTTATTTTTATACATCTATTTGATAGAGGATTTATAACATTTTCTATATTACATTCTTTATTTTTTTTGATATTCAAATTACTATTTTTATTTTTTTTTATATATACTACATCTCGAATACCTAGATTAAAAGAAAAACACAAACTTTTTAATGTTGTTTTTATATCCATAATATCCAAAATACATTTTTCTCTATTTAAACAAAAGTCATTTTTTTTATGCAAATTCCAATCAAACCTCATTAATTCACAAGGTATTTTATCACCAAGTTCTCCATTTTTATCAATATTCGCATCAATTGTTGTTCTCGTCCATCCATTATATACATATTTATCACCTTTACATGTTATTCCCGCAATAGAATGTCCACCCATGCCTTTTTGTTCGTTATTCCAATTACATAATAATACAGAATCGAGAAGATATTCTTCTTCGTTAAGTTTAATAGTTTCTTCTAAATTGTTTATTTGAGTTAAAAATTCTTCAATATTTTTATTTTGATAACTAATCGCTTTTTTAAGAATTTCATTACCAGATAAAAAGTAATGTTCCGGATAATGTGCATCATCTGCTTTATTTCCTGAACTGGTTATATGAACAATTATTACTTCAGGTTCATTAAAACTATTTACTATATTCGATTGTCCTTTAGTATTTAGAGTATCTTTAAGGTCCCCGTTATTATAAGATATTATCTTTGCATTATTGAAAATTGAATAATATAACTTATCATCGTTTTTATCTAAATATAAAACCTTTACACCAAGAAATTTATAAACCTTTTTAATATATAAAGCAGATATATAACCTAACATTTTATATTTTTCGGGTTCAAAATTGAACTTTTTTTTATTATGATCATATAATTGTTTTAAAATGGTTTCGGGTCTTATTTTATCAAAGTAAGTATAATCTTTATAGACATTGTCTGTTCTCAAATATTTATTTTTTAAAATATGATAAATTGTATCATATACAAGAATTTTTTTATCCCAATTTTTAGACTTTAAGAGCAATAACTTTCTACTTTCATCGCTATATAGAATACTCATCAATATACTATTAAACCAACAAGTATTTCCATATTGCTTTAATGATATAACGTTATCACATTTATTATGCATTTATATTATAAACATATAAAAAATATTTACTTTTTAACTTTATTGCATCTGTTTGTCTTTGGATTTAATACAGTTCCTTCGGGACATATTTTAGCTACTTTTTTAGCTTTATCTATTTTTTTAGGTTTATCTACTTTTTCAGGTTTATCTACTTTTTTAGGTTTATCTATTTTAACCTTATTGCATCTATTTGTCTTTGGATTTAAAACAGTTCCTTCGGGACATATTTTAGCTACTTTTTCAGGTTTATCTACTTTTTCAGGTTTAGCTACTTTTTCAGGTTTATCTACTTTTTCAGGTTTATCTATTTTTTTAGGTTTATCTATTTTAACCTTATTGCATCTATTTGTCTTTGGATTTAAAACAGTTCCTTCCGGACATATTTTTTTATGTATTTCTGGGTTGCTTAATGGACTTTTTGGCAGTTTATTAATAGTCTTTATTTTTATACATCTATTTGTTATAGGATTTATAACCTGTTCAATATCACAATCATCATTTTTTTTTATATTTAAATTACTATTTTTATTTTTTTTAACATATATTATTTCACGATTACCACTGTTAAAAGAAAAACATAGTTTTTGAACTCTTGTTTTTAAATCCATAATATCTAAAACACAATTTTTAGGGTTTAAACAAAAGTTTTTATTTTTTTCATGCAAATCCCAATCAAACCTCATTAATTCACACGGTATTTTATTGTCAAGATTGCTATTTTTACCTATATTAGCATCAATTGTTGTTCTTGTCCATCCATTATATACATATTTATCGCCTTTACATGTTATTCCGGCAATAGAATGCCCGCCAATACCCTGATGTTCATCATTCCAATTCGTTAATAATATAGTATCTTGAACATATTCTTCATTGTTATAGTTAATATTGCTTTTTAAATCGTTAATTTGTGTTAAAAAGTCTTGGTGAGTTATATTTTTAATTTCATTCGTAAAAGTTTTTTTGAACATTTCGCTATTTAAATTGTAACGCTCTGGGTATATAAATGTATCACCATAATAGTTAGAGTTAATAATTATTACATCAGGGTCGTGAAAACTTTTTATAATTGTCGAAAGTTCTTTAAAATTTTTTTTATATTGAACATTGCCATTATTTAATGATAATAACGTTATATTATTGAAAATTGAATAATATAATTCGTTTCCTATTTTATCCAAATATAATACTTTTACGCCTAGTAATTTATAAATCTTTCTGATATACATAGCAGACCTATAACCATTAGTTTTATATTTTTCGGGGTCGAATGGAAATTTTTTATTATTATGATTATATAATTGTTTTAAAATGGTTTCAGGTCTTATTTTATCAAAGTACAAATAATCATTATTAACATTGTCTGTTCTCAAATATTTATTTTTTAAAATATGATAAATCGTTTCATATACAAGAATTTTTTTATCCCAACTTTTAGACTTTTCTAACAATAGCTTTCTACTTTCATCGCTATAAAGAATACTCATCAAAATACTATTAAACCAACAGGTGGGTCCATATTGTTTCAATGATATAACGTTATCGCATTTATTAGGCATTTATATTGTTGATCTATTTAAATATAAGAATAAAAAACTATATTAATAGAAATGTCAGGAAGATGGAATATAGCATCAATAGATGGAAAATATAGAATTCAAAAGAACAACAATATAGGAACACCTGTTGATTATTTCACAATAACCGACAATGGTAATGTAGGAATAAATAATTCATCTCCTTTAAATAAACTTCATATAAATGGAAATACAACTATTAATGGTAAAGCATTTATAACGAATGATATAGTATCTTCAAACATTATAGGATATGAGATAGCAAATGTAAATAATATAAAAATTAACAAGACAGATATTTATGAGAATAATGTTTTGGAAATATATGGTAAAACATTATTAAAAGGAAAACTAGGTATTGGAAATAATAACCCTGAACACGAAATTGACATTAATGGAACAATTAGAGGAACATTATTTGTAGGAAATGGTTCTAATATTACAAATATACATACTTCAAATATTAATACAGGTATTCTAAATACATCAAGAGGGGGGACGGGAATATCAGTCATTAATCCTTCTCTACTAGTTGTAGGTGGTTCAAATAACAATATTGTACAACATGGACTATTACGTTATGATGAAAATACAAATACATTAATTTCTCCAAATATTAGGGGAGATGGACGTAACATTACTAATATAAATGCTTTGAATATTACAGAAGGACCTCTTCGTGTTTCACAAGGAGGAATAGGTGTTAAAATATTAGATGTTATAGGTGGGATATTATTGGGTAATAATACAGATCCTATTTATCAAACAAACTCATTAAGATGGGAAAAATTGAATAATACATCAAATAATCTTAATATTGGTGCAAATATTAAACTACACGGTTCATCAAAAATTTATATAAATGAAAATCCATTATCTTATGGTGATATAGGGGATTATCAATTCGCGTCAAGTTCTAAAACGGGAATTGTAAGAATAGGATCAGACTTTAATATATCAGCTGATACCGGAATAATAAGTTTAGCAAGTACAGGTTCTTCAAAATGGGGAGTTGAAACAGCCAATGGTAGAAATGCCATTTTTTTCCCAACAAATACATCAACTACTAATTTCAGTGTTTCAATTGGTGGCAGAGAAGATATAGCTAATAATTCTATGTTAAATGTTTTTGGTGACATAAATACTAGTGGTGGTGTATATAAAATAAATGGTGTTAATGTTATTCAAAATAATTCTAACATTATTTCAAACCGTATAAATAATTTCACACTTGATAATATTAATTCTAGTATTATAAACGGAGGGGAAACTAATAAATGCTTTACATTACAAAATGATAATTTTGTAATATCAGCAGAATCAGGAAACTTTACATTTAAAAATACAGTTATTTTCGAACAAGGTATAACTGTCAATGGAAATTTAAATATAGTTTTTGCTGCACAAGATTATACAAATATGGGAGCACTAAAGGTTCTTGGGCAACAAATACAGAGTCTATTTATATGCGATCAAACAGGAACAGGAAATATTGCACTATTTATGCGTAATGGTGTTGTTAAAGGTGTTATAACAGGTGATGGAGATATGGGAATAGGTGGAACTGACAGATTTAAAGATACACAAAATATAAATGAAAAACCCATTGAAAAATTACACGTTATAGGAAATATAATAGCAACAGGAAAGATAACAAGTTTTTACTCTGATGAAAGATTAAAAACTTTTACATCAAATATAACTAATTCGTTAGAAATTATAGATAGTTTAACCGGATATAGATATGTACCTAATAAATTAGCGATAGAAAACGGCTTTAAATACGAAAATGAAATTGGATTAAGTGCACAACAAGTTCAAAAAGTTTTACCAGAAATTGTAAAAATAGCACCATTTGATAGCGTAAAAGATGAATCCGGCGAAATAATATCAAGTTCTGGTAATAATTATTTAACGATATGTTATGAAAGACTTGGTGCTGTTTTTGTAGAAGCTATAAAAGAATTGAATGTAGAAATGAAAAAACTTAAAGAAGAAAACAATTCATTAAAAGAAGATATAAAAAATATAAAGAAAATGTTGAATATATAATGTATAATGTATAATGTATAATGTATAATGTATAATGTATAATGTATAATGTATAAATTTTGTATAATGTTGTATAATGTTGTATAATGTTGTATAATATATAATATATAAATGTTGTATCTAAACCTCATTTTTTACTTTTACATCAGGGTAGCTAATATCGCCTAATTCGTAAATACATACTATTTTGTCAATGACTGATGCTGCGAGATTGGTAGTCATACTACAATGAGAGTTAATAATATTGTTAATACCATATTTTGTATTATAGTTTAACAGAGCTTCTTCAATGCCGTAGGCGTAAATAACATTCTCTACAAACATTGTATTGTTAGAAAGGTAGTTGAATATATAATTATGTTTATTTTCAATAGCTGATTTATAATCAGGGCAACTGTCGATAAACATCATAATCTCCATAATTTTGAGATTGTATCCTACAAGAACTGCTTCTGAACCCGCGTCGCTGTTTGCGAAGGATACTACGAAGTTTTTGGTGGTCATGTTTTATGATGATATATAATTATTTAATTACCTTTATCATTTTTTATTATTACAAAATCAATACTGAACATATTTATCCATTTTTTAAATATTTTTGATTTGATACATTTATTATTAAAAATATATGCTAATATATAATCTTTATCAATGTCGTATATGTTGAAAATATTATCATATAATATTTGTGTTTTTTCATAATCCACGTTTATATATGATAATGTTTCATTCATTTTATATTTTTACATATAATTATAATCATTTTTTAAAAGTTATACATGTATATAGAACTATGAAAATAGAAGGTTCAAATGTTAAAATATTAGCAACATCTGCTGCTCCCATTAAACCCGTGAAATTACAAAAAATAAGAACTGTCATTAGTAATACTACACATTCAAAAAAACCTTTAGGTATTACAAAACTTAATATTCATAAAGGTGAGAGTATGCTTGACGTATTAGATCAATATGAAAATAAAGATGTTAAATAAACTATATTAGGTGGAACAAGGAAAAAAGAAGGGAATGATTTAATTGATAATTTTAAAAATATATTAAAAGTTAATGATACATTTACGTACAATAAACAGGAAACTCTAAAAAATACTGGTATATTAGGTGGAAAAAGAAAATGAATTATATCTTCATATTTTATTTTTAAATATAGATAATATAGATAATGAAATATATTATATACGATAATAGACTTGTTAATTCTGTTAAGAGAAATACTTATAAAAAAGAAGGTTCTAATATTTTATATGTGAAAATAGAGAACTTTATGATAAAGCTATCTTATTTAAAAAAGTGTGATATTTTTAAAAAAAGTGGAGGAATGGCGCGAAAATATACTTATGCTCAAATGGAGGAAATGCGAAGATTGTATATAATAGATGATACTATCGGAATACCGGAATTAGAAAAAGATTTACAAAATTTTGTAGAAAATGACTTAAATGAAATTTTTGAGCATTGTAGAAAAATAGAAAAATATAAAGAACAAGTAGAAATATTAGACGATTTTTTATATTCTAAATATAAAATTACAAAGAATTATGGAGACAGTGGCGAGGAAGAATTACGTAAATTTTTAAATATTAAATTATTATTAAGTAGTTTATTATATATCTATAAGAATTACGACCCTAAAGATAATATATATATTGAAAACTTAAATTACATTCATGATTTGTTTACTTTATTAGATGAAATATCAATGACAGGTGTTTATCATTATACCGAGTATGTAGATATATTAAGAGACGCTTATGGTATAAATCAACGAAATATTTTTACATTTGTCGTATGGTTTGTAAAGATGTTTAAGAGAAAACGAATTGATCTTTCTATAAAGAAATATTTTAATGTAAAATTATCTAATGATAAAAATGGTAACTTCTTAGAAATAACAGATAAAGTTATAATAAGTAATTCATCAGTTGTTCTAATGATAAATTACTTATTACGAAAAATGAATAATAATAAACGCAAGCGAAGTGAAATTGATAAAAGTCGTAGTAGTCTTAGCAGTAGTAGTTAAATAATAAGGCAATTTATATCATAGTTGTTAAAAAGCTAGTATGAGCAATAAATGAGATTAGGATCGCAATACATATATAGACCTTTTCATATAGTTAATAGTCTTAAAATTTGTTGAAGGATTTCTACCTACATCTCCTAATGTTACTGTTGGGGTTCTATCATTAATATTTTCTATTTTTTCATATGTTACATAATCTGTTTCGTTGTAATTTTTAAATATGTCACTTGGTTTTGGATTTACCTTTAAGGTTGGTGGAGTAGTTGTAAACCATTTTGGATCAGTATAATCAATTGACGAAAGCTTAATTAAGAATTCATCAATGTAACTATTTATATTTCCTATTGTTATAGCTTTATTATCAATTAGGGTTTTTTTTCTATTACCTGCAGCTTCAATTTCACCTTCATATATATCTATTTTGTAATGGTCGTGTGATTCATCAAGATAATCTGATATAATACTCATAGATTGTTCCGTATTATTTTTAAATAAAATATTTACGAACTTATTATTACTTATATTTGAATTAATTTTATTTTGCTCCGTATGCAATTTTAACCCAGCGTATAAATAATCATATATGTTAGTTCCTGAAATTGTATCTTTTATGCCGAAATTAATAACCTCGTCTGTATTTAATAGAATTTCACATGTATATGTGAACATATAAAATCCTCCATCGCGAATATTATTAGTAGTAAAGTT